AGCCCGCACCGGATTACCGCTCTTGTCCGTCCTGTGATATCTTTTGCATTCCACGCACAAATATCCATCCCGCCGAAGGATTCTTGCCCGCTTCTTTTTCCACGCGGCTGAATCATAAAACCTATCTCGCACGTGCGTGTATCCCTCCCATCTATCTCGGCTGTTAATATTTTACAAAGTAAAAGCGGACGCGAACGGACAGATTATCAGTCCGCACTCGTCCGAGCTTTTGTTAGTGTAGATTCCGTCCCGCCCATCGTTGCCATATCTTGCGCACTCCGTCGGACGTGTTGCCGCCCCCGAGCTTACGCGCGACTCCCTCCCATGAGCGGCACTCGATATATCGCGCAACCGCAATCCGCCTCACAAGTGAATCGTCAATCGCCCCGATGAATCTCTCAACCTCCGCCTGCTGCCGCTCAAGCCTGTTGAGCTTGCGGTCTATCTCTCGCGCAATCGCTTTTGATTTGCCGCCGCGTATTTCAGCGACCCGCGCCTTTTCCTCCGCGATCTCTCTCCTGACCGAGCGATACTCCTCAAGTTGCTTCCGTGTCAATGCGCACCTGCCTTTCCGCCTCCGCCACTCTCGCGCAGGCTATGTCATAGTACTTGTCATCTCTTTCAATCCCGATGTAACGTCTGCCCTCGATAGCCGCCGCAACACATGTCGACCCGCTGCCCATCGTGTTGTCGAGTACCATGTCTCCCGCATCAGTGTATGTGCGTATCAGATATCGCAGCAGTGCCTCCGGCTTTTCGTTTGGATGATATCGCGTGTTTGAGTTTTTGCTTTTAAAACTCAATGCATTAACGGGATAGTTTGTCACTGTTTGCAAACTTGCACTTTTGTTTTTGCGGTAAACGCTCCCCGTCCTCGGTTGCCACAAAATAGGCTCATCAAGTTTCTTTGTGTTTTGCGGATAATATTTGCCAGAGCATTTGCCAAAGACAGCAATCTCCTCGTATATGCGCAGAGGTTGTATATGCGCCGCTCCAAAGTTAGTCTTGTTGCTCTTGAGCCACACCCACATATAGCGATAGTGTAACTTGCCTTTTAGTCCGTGCGTGACGAGCAGCGAGGTGAAAGGCTGCACGCAAAAGAGCGCGACCGTCCCGCGTGGTTTTAAAATCCGCGTATACTCCGCCCATAGTTTGTCTATCGGAATTATCCTGTCCCATGTCGACGCGGTTGTCCCATACGGCAGATCGCACAGCACAAGGTCTACACTCTCCTTAGGTATGCGCGGCATTATCTCGAGACAGTCTCCGTGGTATAACTCACCTCCGAGCATATCGCACCCCCTCTCAAATAGTCCTCAATCGCCCTCCGCGCCTCGTCCGCTCCATGACAGACTACGCACCTGTAACCTTGTCCGCTCAGCGCCTTTAACATCTCGAGCTGCGCCTTGCTCGGTCTGCCGTCAAGTGCTTTCATCTCGACATACAAACCGTGATATCCCTCTCGAGCGCACGGCAAAAAGAGATCCGGCACACCCGCCCTGACCCCCATCGCCTTAAAAATTGCCGCCTCACGCTTTCCCCTCTTTCCGCCGTTTGGTATGTGGTGAAGCAGCTTAAGCTCAGGATATCGTCCCTCCATCAACACCGCCCAGCTCATCACCGCGATCTGCTCCTCGTCCTCAGTCGGGATAGTGCGGATTCCGTTTATTCGCGTTTTCACTCTTTCCTCCTTCGTTTTTGGCGGACAATTCCGTTTTTGTCGCGATAAAACATGCCGTTGTCCGTCTTGTATATCATATAGCTCACAAATAGCCCGCCGACCGCCGACTCATCCTGCACATGGATTGACCCCGGACAAACGGAATATCCGTCGTGCAACTGCGACACAAACCACTCGTCCTGCGGATTCTCACGGATATAGCGCACGTCTTTTTTGCGGATTTTGTAGTCGTTTTCTCTCACCGCCGGCTTTTGCAGATTTTTAGAAGCCTGCCACCTGCGATAGCTCGTCCGCGACTTTGTGATGTACGTCGCCAGTCCGACAAGCCCCGTCTCATCAAACTCAAGCGTCCTCGTCGAGGTGTGACCTATGCCCCACTTGTCCGACAGCTCCTCCATCGTCAACCCGCCCGATATTATCGCGTGATGGTGTATTCGTCCGGTCGAGGACTGCTCCGTCACGACGATCCACTTAAACGCCGACTTGTCCGCGCCCGTCTTTTTGGACCATAGCCGCCCAAGCCGCCGCATGTAGTTGTACGCCAGTCTTTGTGCGTCTTTGACCGTCTCCGGCTTATGCTCGTCGGAGTAGGTCAAGTGCAGCGCGATATCGTCCGGAGTGAAATTGACGTGGATTAAATCGCTCAGCTTGTGCGCGGAGTTTTGCGCGTTAAGTCTCTCCTGCACCTCTGACGTCGGCAGTCTCTTAGCGCCGCGCTTACGGGAGACGGGTCTGACAGGATAGAGGTTGACTCTCGCGTAGTCCCCGCAGTCCGTGATGTGCTGCCTTACATACTCTCTCATATCCGTCTCCTTCCGATGCGCTCCGACAATGGTTGATTACTTAATACTCCATACAAGCCCGCATTCGGGACGCGACTCCCGAGATTTTTGCGGACTATATATAATATTGAAAAGTTACGACAAAACGGGATTAAATTGACTCGCTGTACTTTGAGCTTGCTTTGCGCTCGACCTTGCCGCCCGTGTTTTTGAGCGACGTACCATCGGCAAGCACCAACGACGCGGAGTGCAGCAGCTCTTTGGCAACCATAGCCGCAATCTCAACGACGGCGGTTAATTGGTCCTCTTTGAGCGGCTTGTGCAGAGGATAGAGTTTTTCGCACCCCTCTCCGCACGACGTCTCGATAGCAGTCTTGAGTTTTTCAAAACGCATTGCCGACTCTCTTTTGTGCTGCGCTTCCGGGCAGTCGCACACGTCTTCCGGCGGCTCATCCGGTGAGCACATTACATACTTGCCGCAAAACGGACAGGTTTTTATCTCAATGTCTTCCATAGTTCAAATTTCTCCTCTAATTTGATTTCTAAAACGCTTTTTTGGACGAAAATATAACACTGCACGTCTTTGTCATAAGCCGCCTTATATGAGGTATCCCAAAACACTGTTTTTTCTCCGCGCTTTTTGGCGTCATGATTAAAGTCGTCGAGCTGCTTTTTTATTGCTTGCCATCTCGCAATTCTGTCACGTGCCTCGTTGCGGGTAAGCTCGAGTTTGCCCATCAATAATTTTATATATCTTTTTCGCGTCATTTGTCAGCTTGTTCCTTTTTCGCTCCCCACAAATCGTTCCGTCTTTTGTATGAGAGTGGTATTTTGCGTATTTTATCTTCGCCGGCGAGCTTCCACATGTGATTTTCCCAAAATGCACGCTCGTTGTACTTTTTTGCTTTATTAGCAAGCGCCCTCGCATCGTTGCGGCTAAAGCCTTGACACCCCATGAGCAGCTTTATGTATCGTTTGCGCGTCATTTTAGCAAGCCTCCTCCGTACACGGTAACGGCATCCATGCTATGACTTCGTCGTCAATCCCGCTGATTACCTCACTATACACGCCGACTTCCCACCATCCTTTCGGCACGATAAATCCGCCTTTTTCGCCATCCTCTGCTACATCTTCGTTATCATACCAATCCGTGCCATTATCATCCCAGCAGTATTTACTGTCATATTCGTTGATTTTGCCGTCCTCATATATACCAATCGTGATATGCTCATACTTTTTTCCGCGCACGGTGCTCACTGTATGCAAGAGCACTCTTTCCTCGGCTTTCGGCATCTTTTCTTCGATGTTTATCCAACTACCAAAACTACTTCCCATGTTTTATACACCTCATTTTTCTTCTTTCCTTTCTTTTTTCTCATATTTCCATCCAACAACCGCCGCGTCGGGTCTGCCAATCCGCGTAAACTCCGGCACGGTCTCATGCTTGCCAAATCCCCATGAGATGTGCCAGACAGCTCCGCCCCATGTTCCGCGGCATATCCTGTGTACACGGATTTTCTCGTCGCGATTATATCCGCCCGTCTCCGCAACCTTGACAAGCAAGATCAGCGGAGTGTCCTTCGGCGGCATCGTCTCCTGCGGTCTAATCCAGTTTCCGGCGTTAATCAAGTCCGCGCTTTTCAAAATGGCAGCTCCTCCTCATCGGCAAGTTCCGGCATTTCCGTCGGCGGCGGATATTCTGCGGGTGCTGTCTGCTCGGTCGGCATCTCGGCTTTTTTGTCGACAAAATGTACCTCTCTCGCGTTAACCTGCACTCCGTATCGCTTGACTCCTTGCTGGTCCGTCCATTGAGTGTTGACAAGCTCACCGACGACGTAGATTGACGAGCCTTTGTCAAAATATTTTGTCACAAACTCCGCGCGGGACTCCCAGACCTGCACCGTAAAAAAATCCGCCCTCTCCTTGCCACCGCTCTTTTTGTTGACGCAGATCGTAAAGCGGCACACCGCCTTGCCCGTCGCCGTTGTTTGGAGCTGCGGTCTCTCAGTCAGCCGCCCGCCGAGGTGAATCTCGTTGTAGTTAAAATTTGCCATCGCTCACTCCCGTCCGCACTTGTGTCCGCGTCCTTTGACAATCAGCTTGCCGCACATCGGGCAGGTAGTCACTATAAGCGGCTTGTCGAGCGCGTCAAGCTCCGCTTTTGCAGACAGGTAAATCCGCTGAAAGTCCGCCCATCTCACAATCGGCATACCCTTATGCAGCGCCTCCTCTATCTCAACACGCGCTCCGTTTGACTCCGCCCAGTCGTTAAACACGCATACGCCGTCAGCCTCGCCAAGCATGGCAAGCGTGATACGGAGATACTCGTCATACTCAAGTCCGTCCGGTAAAACCGCGGGACTAAGTACGACATATCCCATCTTGCTAAGCACCTGCTCCGCAAGTCCAAATTTCTCACGGTAATTTTTGTCGTGAGTGACCGCGCCGCTCAAAAAAACTACACGCATTTCCTCCGCCGCCTGTTTCACTTTTTCGCTGATTTCGTAGTTATTCATCCTTGTCTGCTCCTTTCTGCTTCTATACCCTGTTCCATTCCGCAAGCGTAACCGTCGTTGTATGCGCTCCACACATCTTCTTCGGCGTATACAAATCCTGCTTCGCAAAGCTTTCGTGCGTATTTAAACAGAATACAACTCCTCATGCAATTATTTGCGCTTTTTCTTCTATCTGGACAGCTGACACAATTTAAATCTCTGCAATCTTCATATGCATCATACATGATTTTCACCATCATCATTTCTTGTTTGCGCGGAATCTCTATATCTTTGAGGTCTTCGTAATCTCTCATCGACATTTCATTCGTCCTCCGTTATAAGTTTTGATTTTATTTCCTCGTACGATGTCGCGGTTATAACCATAAGCTCACCGCCACGCAGCACCACCATGGTGTAGTCGTCGTTATTTTCACATCGAGAGACAAAAGCTATTTCGCTCGCCGCAAGTGTCAGCTCTCCGATGTTCTTCATGATTTTGTTTTTATTCGACCAAAACGAGGCGTCTTTTAATTCGACAAATCGCATCATCCAAACCTCGCTTTCGTTACCGCTTCACAAAATTCGTCGATTTCGCTCTGCCAAACCGTTGTGTTGCCAAGCTCCCGCCAAATCAGCGGGAATCCGCCTATACCGTCAAACAGACTCGCCATAGTTGCACCGCGCTCAAGATGTTCCGCCAGTCTGCCGAGGACAAATCTCCACGGCGGCAGTGCTATGCTGTTTCCGCAGGCTCTGTATCTCGCGGAGTCTGTGCTTTCCTTGTGCAGCTTGCCTTTTGAATCCACCCACGCTCCTATGTCAGTCCATCCGTCGGGATATCCCTGCAGTCTCTCACACTCAAGCGGGGTTAGCCGTCTTATGCTATATCCATACTGCACCGCCCCCGGTCCTTTTGCCACAAGCGGCGGTTGAATTTCCTCGGCAAATGTCGGAGCAAACTTAGCGTTGCAACCTTGATTAAACGCATCTCTTCCGATGCCGTGACAGTCGGCAATCACAATCCCGCCCTGATTGCTCGATGGATTCCCACCGCTTGTATCGAGAGTTCGCGACGTCTCAGCCTCGTATATGCCGTTATCGGGATTGTCGGACAACATGGAGTTTGAGTTTTGAGAGCAGATTCCGTATGCTTTTGTCTGCCTCTTGATGTACGGAGTGTTGTTGCCGCCCGTGCCCATGCGCGATGTCAGCGTTTGTACATTGCCGTTTTTCGACAACTCAACTCTGCTGTCCGCCCCGTGGTTATCGACTGCGCAAACCGCCGGGATAGCACCCGCCCTCAGCGTAGGTGAGCGTTCTTCCTCAAATCCAACCGACCGCGCATCTGCCGAGTTTCCATCGCAAAATCCCGCCGACACATCCCATCTGCCAACCATAGGCAGCGCACCGTGTGATTCCGCCCGGAGAGTTTCCGTTATTTCTCCCGTGCAAGCTCCGCGATTCGTGATTCCAGCGCATTCCGCAGCATCTCCGGCAATCTCTTTCCGCGCTGCTCTGCTCTCCGCAGTATTCCGCGACACGCTTTCTCGCTCAAAGAGTATTTCGGGAGCGGATTCCCCTCCAAAATCTGCGACAAGCGCGATTCGACGGCGGCGCTGGGAGACTCCCCAAAACTGTGCATCGAGTACACGCCAAGCAACGGAGAATCCGTCACCCACGATGCAGCCGCTTGTTCGCCATTTTCCTTGCGGAGGTCGAGGTATAACGGCGTTTTCGTCCGCGACTCTGACCGTTTCTTCGAGGACTTTTCTAAAATCTTCTCCTCCGTTTGAGGTAAAAGCTCCGGGGACGTTTTCCCACACCATGTATCTCGGGTATTCTTTTCCATATGTCTCGCGCATCTCCTTTATAATTCTTATTTGCTCCATAAACAGGCTTGAGCGTTCTCCGTCCAGTCCCGCGCGTCTTCCGGCAACGGACAAGTCCTGACACGGTGAGCCGCCTATTATCACCCTGACAGGATGAGCCGTCCTGCCGGATATTTTTGTTATGTCTCCCAGGTGCTCTATCATCTCAAAATCCTCCGCATATTTTGCTTGTGTACGTCCTGCATAATCTCGTCAAAATCCGCGATACCGCCGACAGCCGCCGCTTTGACAGGCTTATCACTTGCGCCCGCGCGTATCATCACACTGTCCTCGTCCGGCATCTCGACCATCTCTATCCCGTGCAGCTCCAGCACCGCATGAAGCTCGTCAAGCTGTTTTTTCATCCGCACGTCCTCCGCGAGGTCTGCTATGAGAAAACTCTCGAGATACCCGCGGATTTTCGGCGCGATTATGTTGTATAGTTTCTCAAGCCGACCCGCTCCGAGCTTGTACTCATCGCGGAGATAGAGCAGCGTTGACGCGACGTAGATTTTGAGCGCCCGCTTGCCGTTGACCGTGTACCATGCCAGCCTTGCCGAGTGCGCCGCAGTCCGCAACTTTTTGTCTCGGTAAATTTTCGCCGCGTCGAATCTGTCCTCCGGCACAAGCGCGACCAGCTCCCAATCGGTAAAACCAATCGCGCGAAGCTCACGGTCAAGTACGGTCTGCGTAGTCTCGATGCCGTCCGTCAGCCGCGCCCGCTCATCTCCCTTGCGCCGACCTTTGCCGTTGTCCTCGTATACCCTCTCAGGTGTATAGTCGGCGACCATCTCCGTCAGTCCTCCACGGCTCTCGTCAAAAAACCGTTGAAGGCGTTTGTGTCCGAATCCGTATTCCTCGCGCAGAGTCACGCCAAAAACCGTGTCCGTCCACTCGAGCATCCACATGCCGTACTCCTCCATAAGTCTGTTTTCTCTCTGCGAGTACGCCACCGCCGCCGCAGCACACCTCATATCTTACCTCCGTAAGCCCTCTCAAGCGCCGCGTCGAAAAAGTCGTCCGTTGAAAAGCTCGTGTTTTCCTCTGTTTTTTTGTCGACCGCTTCCGAGTTGAGATATCCCGCGAATTTGTTGCCGAAAAGCGTCTCCGGTCTGAGATACTGGTGCATCTTAGCCTCCGGCAGCCACTTATCGCACATGATGTCGATTACCTTTATCATGTCGTCGACGGTGTAGCCCTCGTTTATCGGGTGGTCCATCCACTTGCGATGCTCAAGGGTCTGTGAGCGGAATCTCTTGCCGGTGCGCTCGTTGAGGTGGTTTATAATCCGCTCGTACTCCTCATCGGTCAGCTTCGGCTTGTCGGCGAGGACCGTATTCGCTCGTGCAATCGCGTCCTCATATTTTTGATATCGCGCGTCCGTCTCGTCAAGGTCAAGCGCGTATTTGAGTATGTGCCAGAGTATCTCGTTTTTTTCGTCTTTGCCCGTGAGCATGATTTCTCCGAGCAGCTTCCGCGGCACTATAACCGCGTCCTTCATCTTTTTTGTTTTGTCCATGATTTGTTGCCCCTTGCAAACGTGATGTTAGTATGATATAATAGAGCAGTAAGTGTTTCGTACGCACTTACTCTCGCGGCAGGTTGGTCTCGTCCTCATCTGCCGCATTTTTCTTTTCTCCCAGCTCGTACCGCAGATTTTCGTCTGCTAAAAACACCTTTGCCGGGTCTGCCTCGGTAAAGCTGTGTCCGCATTTGTCCGCCAGCGTAACCACGTAATACGTCTTAGGATAACCGCGCACAAGCAACTCATCCGAGGTAAATACTCTCGTGATTCGCACAATCCTCGTGTAGACTATGCCGTCGTGTATCACGGGGAATCTGCGATATGCCGCACTGTTGCACTCCTCAATTGTCATTATTCCAAAGACCTCGCCAATACATCACAGCCGCCAGCACGCCGAGCATACCAACCGCAAGCGCCGCCGCCTTTGGTGCCTGCTCGACAAGAGCGACCGCCAAAAACTGGCACACCAATATGCCAATATAACAAATCATGCAAAGCAATCTTTTATTCATCAGATCAACCCCCTTTCCTGTGCAATTACCGTATAGGCGTCAAGCATCAACTTTACCTCGCGGAGGTACTCTTTTCCGGCGTAGGCAAAATGCTCCGTGCCTTTAAAAAATCTGTAGCGGTAATTGTTAATCCGGCTTTTTATCGCGTCGTCGCTAAACTTAGCCGCCCGGAGAGAACTTGCCCTCTCACGTACCGCCTCGTCGTGGTACTGCTCCGCAAATCGCGCGACCTCGTTTTCCGTCTCCGTGATTTTGATTGCAACTTTCTTAGCCATTTTCCGCGTCCTCCAAAATCTCCGCCACCTTTCCGCGCTCCCTAACAAGGTCGTCAAAAAGCGCGGTGAGCTGGTCCCATGTCAGCCCGTCGAAGTCGTCCTCCGTCGGCTCGGCAGGACGAAAGAGCGGAATGGACCCGTTGAAAGTTCCGTCCGGATTTCTCCCCGCCGCGAACCCGACGCAAACGAGGTCTCCCACGGTCACTGTCGGTTTGTCAGTCATTTTTCGTCTCCTCCGCATCCTCGGTCTTCTTGTCGGTCTTTTTTTCGGTCGTCTCATCCTTTGCGGCAAGATAACCCGAAAGAAAGCCTTTTGAAAACTCATCGAGTGTGGGTATCACTTTTGTGATTGCATCAAGTGCTTTCTTTTCGCGTTCTGTCATTGTTTTTTGTCTCCTTTGATTATGGTTTGTTAATCCGTGTTTTGCGCTGCAATTTGGATTGTGATACCATTATAGCACACTCACACGGGATTGTCAAGCCATTTTATCAAAAAATATTTTATGAATATGGATTGACATACCATCTTGATTGTGGTATAATATACGTGTGGAGGTGATATAGTGGAGTGGGAAACCAACACCCGAATTACTGAAATCCGCAAAGCGTTGAAATTGTCGCAAACAGAATTCGGCGAGAACATCGGCGTGTCGAGAGGTGTCATCAAAAACATTGACGATAAAAAAGTTGTCGCAAAGCCTTTACTTGTACAACAGATTTGCAAGACTTACAACGTCAACCCAAAATGGATTGAGACAGGCGAAGGCGAGATGTTTAATGCCCTCTCACGTGACGAGCAAATCGCGCAGTTCATCGGCGCAACGCTCAGCACAGAGGACGACACATTCCAAAAACGCCTGATATCCGCTCTCTCCAAAATGTCCGTGGAAGAGTGGGAAGCACTCGAGCAGCTTATCAACCGGCTTGCCGAGACAACAAAAAAAGAGAGCAATTAATTTTGCTCTTTTTTATTGCAATTTGCGTTTTTTGTGCTATAATGAGGTCAGACGGAATTTTTTACTATTTTATTTTTTGAGGTATGTTATGAAAACGAAAATCAAAATTATTATCGGTGCAATTATAGCGGCGGTCGGGTTTTACGGACTTTGCATGGCAGTCCCTCTCCTCAACGAGCGCAACTGGCTTGTCCCGTCGTCGATAGCAGTAATGTTGTTTGGCGCAATCCTGATAATCGCGGGAATCAAGGATTTGCCGGAGACTCCCGACCGCGAGGATGGCGAACACTACTGCCACCTGCACCGGCACAACGTCGCGACGGAAAGATGCAGCATGTGCCAGCAGTGGACTTGCGACGTCGGAGCGCACCGCGACAGTTACGGTCGGCTGATATGCCCTCTCTGCTACGATAAGATTTCAAAACGCGCCTTCGCCGAGCAAAATCATATCCCGTACAAAAGCAAAACAACCGCCGTGCTTCTCGCGTTATTCCTCGGATGTCTCGGCATACACCGCATTTACCTCGGTCGCAAAAACGGATTTGTTTATCTCGCGCTTATGATTTTGTTTTGCTGGACCATCGTAGTCCCATTTGTGATTGCAATTTGCGCGATAATCGACCTCGTCATGATAGCAACCAACCAATGGCAGGATCAGTATTACCGCGACCTCGTATAACGCAAAAGAGAGGATTTGACTCCCCTCTTTTTTATTTGCGCTTTTGCAAAATCCCGAGTATCAGCTGCTTCACCAACTTAAGCCCCCTCTCGTCGCACAGCTCGAGCAGCGCGCGGATTTCCTTCAAAAGTTTTTCTTTTTGCATTTTTACGCCCTCCTGTATTGATTTTTTGCCCCCTTAATGATAAAATGGTCTCATACTAATTTCATCTAAATATATTATGCCAAATATTGGTAACGCTGTCAACCCATTCGACAAACGTTGTCAAAACAGGTGTTCTTCCGAGGTTTTTCACATGGCTTTTCAAAAAATCAAATCAGTCCCACCGGAAAATGCGCTCAACGCAGTCATATACGCACGTTATTCCTCCACCCAGCAGACGGAAAACTCAATTGACGGTCAGCTCCGCGAGTGCAGCCGTTTTGCGGATCTACACGGCTATAGGATAATCGGCACATATATAGACCGCGCAAAGTCCGGCACGTCGGTTGAGGAGCGCACCGATTTTCTCCGTATGATAGAGGACGCAAAAAAGCAGCAGTTTGCTTATATCATAGTCTATCGTTTTGACCGATTCGCCCGCAACCGCTACGACTCGGTAATTTACAAAAAACAGCTGTCGGCGGTCGGCGTCCGTGTCGTCTCTACGGCTGAGACTGTCGGAGACGGAGACGAGGCTATAATTTTGGAGTCGATATATGAAGCGATGGACGAGGCGTACTCGCGCCGACTCTCAACCATCACAAAAAGGGGACTCAAAGAGACGGCGCGAAAAAATCTGTGGACGAGCATACCGCCGTTTGGCTATCAGCTTGTCGACCGCCGCCCGGAGATTTTGCCCGCCGAGGCTGACGGTGTGAAAATGATTTTTGAAAAATATCTTGAAGGCGCGACAAAAAAAGAGATAGCGGACGAGCTTAACCGGCGCGGACTCAAAACCAAAAACGGCAACGCGTTTGATTACAAAAAACTCGACTCCATCATGCATAACCGACTATACACCGGAGTGAGTGAGTACATGGGAGTCGAGCGCACGTGTCCCGCCATCATCTCGACGGAGCTTTTTGACGCGGTGCAAGATAAATTAAAAGCGAGCGCAAAATATTACGGGCGGAAATCCGAAAACACACACTATGCGCTGTGCGGCAAGCTCTACTGCGGATACTGCGGCAAAGCGATGGTCGGAGACGCGGGAACAAGCAGGACCGGCGTGAGATATAATTACTACTCCTGCTCCGGACGCAAAAAGAAAAAAGCCTGCCGAAAAAAAGCCGAACGGCAGGATTTTATTGAGTGGTACATCTGCGAGCAGACGTTACAATACGTGCTGACGGATAAGCGCATAAAAGAGATCGCCGCAAAAGTGGAAGTGCTTGCAAAATCTGAAGCAGACACGAGCGAGTTAAAAGAGGCGGAGCGCCGGCAAAACGAGCTGAACAAACAGCTTGACGAGCTGACGGCGAAATTTATACAGACAAAAAGTCAGCGAGTGATTGACAAGCTCAACGAGCAGGCGGACGAGCTGGACAAACAACTGACGGCGGTCGAGTCGGATATAGCGCGGCTGAGATTGAGAGTGCAGCACACAGTCAGCGCGGAGCAGGTCGAGAGATATCTACGGTCCTTTAAAACAGGCGACCTCCTGAGCGAGGACTTCCGCGAGCGCGTGATTAATACGCTGATACAGTGCGTGTATCTTTATGATGATAAGATTATAGTCTATTTTAACATCAAAGGTGCAAAGTCGATTACGCACCTTGACGCGATCCGCGATGCCGAATCCCTCGCCGGTTCGGATAGCTCCCGCTGTGGGGAGCTTGACGCGAACCTATCCGAACACGCATACATGATATATGCTCGAGACGTGATAGGTTGCTTAATAAAAATAGAGCGGTAAGTCCGCTCTATTTTTATTACCAGCCTTGATTCGGGTCGACTTCGCTCGGCGGAACATCGCCATAATCCATCTCTTCGGTGGTTATTTTTATCGGGTATTTGAGTGCGAAATTGTCCTCATCGTAGCACGCCATCATTATTCCGAGCCACCTTAAGTCGCTCACTTTGGTTTCATCTTTGTAATACGCGATAAGCTTTTCAATGTCTTCTTCGCTAGCCGTGCAGACCCACTCACCCGCCTTCATTTTGCCGACTATTTCGGGTATCTCGGATCTGTTCCATTTTGCTATAAGCTCATACACGTCGTAGCCGCCGAACACTCCGTAGCCTTCATAATGCGTTTCGCGGATTGCTTTTCCGTATTCTTTTTGAAATTCCGGCGGAACGAGGAGAAATGAATCTCTCCACTCGCCGTCAATTAAACGCTGTTTCTTATCCGCGAAATACCAACTGAACTGACCCATTTTTATTATCTCCTTGATTTTAGTTTTTTTGTTTTATTCCCTTGCTGTAACTATATTATACCACCTATTCGGTGGTTTGTCAATAGGTTTTGGCAAATTTCTTTTGTTTTTTTGAGTTTATTTTTGTAACTATAGACAAATCCGCAACAGAAAGAGACGGTTTTCAAAACCGTCTCTTTCTGTTTATTTTTCCTCCGGCATGGCGATTACATCAGCCGCCAGCAACTCAAGTACGTATCTCGGCGGGGCAGTCACTCCTGTATCCCAGTTTTCTACGCTCCTTTTTGGCACCCCGTATTGAGCGGAAAATTCTGCCTGCGTCAGCTTGCTAATTTTGCGGATATGTGTAAAACAAAAGTCGTGTGCAAGCTCCCAGATCGTGTTAAGTGTAACATGGAGCGGATTATCTTCTTCATATACTTCGATTCCTTTTTTCTTGAGGTATTTTTCTTCATTTTCACACTCCGATGCCAATATTAAATCTTTGTGAAAATCAATCAGCTTCATTTTCGCTCCTCAACTCCGCGTATATTTCCTCGAGGTTGTGACACGAGCCTGTATCGTATACTTCGCGGAGCTGGTATTTACCTTCGTCGATTTCCTCCGGCGCAGCACCCTCAAACACTCTCTCATATATGCCCCATTCGTCGCTTTGTATTGTCTTGCCGGAGTAGTTCGCTCTTTCTTTATTCCATGATTTCTCCACCATCTTATAGACCAGCATGAGATTCGGACCGTCAAAACCTCTGCACACGCCGACTGTAACCTTGCCGTTTTCGACAAATACCTCTTTGACAGGAGTCCAATAATACCAGCCATCTTCTTTTTTCATCATTTCCATATGCATTTTGATAAGTCTTGCGAATTCTTCCTTAAAATTTTTCCATGAGACTTCTTTTCCGTCGATAACAAGGTAGTTAACCCCCGGAAAGGCGTTATCGCGAATTTCACGCATCTCTTTGAGCCTTTTTTCGATTTCATTTTTTGTCATTTTCGTCTTTCTCCTTTTTTCTTTCTCGACATTTGCGGATTTTTTCGGCATTCCATGTTTTCTCGCCGACAACATACGAGTGTCGGTCATACGGCAAAAATGTTTTGAGGGACTTTTCTTTGATTCCTAATTCCTTCGCAATTTCTGCTCGGCTATAGCCTTTTTCGGCAAGCTCCGCCACTTCTTCGGCTTTTCCCGGCGGAATGATTCCGTTGGTTATGAGGATGCGGCAAACAACTTGATAATTTATTCCCGCCCGCCGAGCAGTTGCAGCAACACTACCGTTTTCCGCTTCGTATATTTCGAGTATTTTTTGTTCACTTATCATTTCGCGCTCCCACTTTTTTAGCCATTGGGTTCCTCCTTTTGATTTAATAAACAAAAAAGTCGGAGTTTCTTTACTCCGACCGTGATATTCAAATTGCCGTTAGGAATGCCAATCTCAAGCGGATTGACTATAGATCTTGTAGGATCACCCCCGCACACGCGGGGAATAATCCCTAACGGTGACTTAATTATATCTCACAATATCGGATTTGTCAAGTGCTTTTATAAATTAAATTGAGTCATGGGGTGTTATGTACACATTGCCGCTAAAAAGATACCCTGTTGTCATGTCATAGTGAGCTTTAACACCACTTGGATAGCAGACTTTCTTTAGCTTTCGCACTTCTCCATGTATGCATCCGAGTCCTCGGGTAACTCTGCCTCTTTCGTCACACGGATCATCGCAAAGCCACTTTAAACCGTTAATAAAATCTTCCTTGTTTATGCCTTGGTATTCGTGCCAATTTTGGTAAACTCTTGACTTGTCTTCCTCAACGAGTTTTTTCTTGACTTCAAAATAGAATTTATTCATGTTTTTTCTCCTTTGATTTTGTGATACCTCCCGCCGGAGCGGGAACGCGCTGAGCTTAAACCCTGTTTATAGTCGCTCAGCCGACCTTACCAGCCGCGCTCTGCCGCCCACTTTTTGCCCGCCTCAACTCTCCAGTCGTCGGGGTCGGCGAGGTCATAGTCTCGCACGGCTTTCCGTGCTTCGGTTTTTGTTACAAACCACCTCTCGCGGAATGCGCCTTGCTCTTTTTTGTACCAGCTCATCGCCTCGTTCCAACTACGGAATTTCTCAACGTCGGTGTTATACGAGTTTTCGATTCTACCGTTGACCGCGCTGATTCCGTATACAACCTTGTTTTTTTCAAAATATTCTTTTGCTTCCGTGACTGTCATTTTTGTTTACTCCTTTTCTTTTTTTGTTTTATATTATCACCAACGATAGCCCCAGCCTTTCAGCTCGTCTATAATTTCGCCGGCGTTTGCTGCTGTAAACACCTTATGTACTGTGAGTACATGATTCTGTTTGTAAATGTACTCGAGCGCTTTCGTTTTGTCTCCGCCGCACTCGGCATCCGCGAGGTTCTGGAGGCTTTCTTCAAACGCCGCTCTTACCGCGGGGTCTACCGTCTTATCGTTAAGTCTTTCCTGTGCTGCGATGTACTTTTCAATATCTTTTCTCACATCCGGCTCCATCACCCATATCTTACGAAGCTTTTCGGCGTAGGCAATCTGTCTTTCCGTTCCCTTTGTGATTTCGGGGAAGTTGTACTGTTTAATATATTCGACTGCCTTTTCTTCGTTGTACTGCGCTCTTTTTTCTTTGCAAAACATTTTATTTTCCTCTTAATTTTTGATTTGTTTTATTCCATTGCTGTGATTATATTATATCACCGATTCGGTGGTTTGTCAATAGGTTTTTATAAATTTCTTTTGATTTTTTGATTTATTTTTGTGTCTATAGACAAAACCGCAACAAAAAAGACGGCTGTTAAAACCGTCTCTTTTATTTTACTCGACTATGCACTCATAGTATTTTGCGATCTTGTCCTCTCCCGCGTCCTCGTCGTCAAGGAAGGCGTGAGCCATCTTAGCGTAGTAGTCAACCGTGTTGACGTTAAAGTCTTTTGCTATTTCGTAGTAGTCAGAGTACATCATATTCATTGCAGCGTAAAATTCGGCAGGGTCGCAGTCATATCCGTGCTGCCGTCTCACCTGCTCCGTTTGTTCAAAATTCCAGTGTCTTCCGGTTGAGCCGTCGGCGTTTTTCATTTTCTCCGTCCACTCGTCCGCGTCCTCACGAGTAAGCTTGTCGTGCTTTTTCCCGCGTCTGCCGTAGCTCTCGCGCTCACGTCCGTCATAATCGCGGCGGTCTCTCATGTCGTGCTCGCCGTAGTAGTCGCGCTTGCCGTAGCCGTCGTACTCATCATAGTCAGGCTGATGGCGGCGGTCATAATCAGGATATCTGTCCTCGCGTCTATCGTATCTGTCATAATCCCGCGGTCTGCGGTCATAGTCGCGCTCGTGTCTGTCATAGTCGCCGCGCTTGTCCTTGCTACTCGACATCATGAGCAGCCAGTTTGGATTCATCCTCTTCATACGGTTTCACCTCCCGTTGTGGTGGTGGTTGGTGCTGTGCCGTTGATTGAGCGCAGGTCGTTGTTAGGCGCACATGCCGGTCTGCCAAGCAGTCTAAAGCTGCCGCCCGTCGGTGTGGTGATTACAACCGCGCTATATCTCGTCCTCGTCCTTATCGAGCAAGCGGTCAGCTGAGCGCAACAACGGTTAGTCAGCGGGTATAGCGTAGTGCCATCTCCGATTGTGACGTACACGGGAGCGGTGATTGTCGTCGCCGTCGGAATTGCCTGAGCGACTACGACACAATATTTTTCCCCCGCGTTATACGCGCCCGCCGGGAGATTGATTATCAGATTGCCGCCGGTAAAGGACACCGACTGCGACAGAATGAAACGCGGACAAAGTCTGCATACATTAGTACAAGCCATTTTTTATACCTCCAAAAAATCAAAAGGGAAGCGGTACGCCGCTCCCCCGAAATCGGTCACGGCTCAAAGCCGGATTTGTGAATCAATAGTTGCCGCAGTCGGAACAGCCGTAGTTGCCGTACTGCCAAGGTGCCGGAACGTTGAATGCGGGCACGGGAGCCTTACAGCCGAGCTGACTTACAAGATACTGATTCTGCGCCTGCTGTGATGCGGCAAGCTCAAGTCCAAATATCTTCTGCGCCTGAGCTGCAATCTGTGCGTCCTTCGTCGCTATCTCCTGTGCCGTCATTCTGTCGGATATGCCACGGAATCCGCTATTCATCGCGTCGATTATATCGCGGGTGTTGTTAGCGGCGTTAGTGTTAATCGCGCAGGTGTCGGTTGCCATGCGGTAGCCAACGTCGGCAAATCCGCGCTCCATCGCTCTGCCGTTTTCGCAGCAGCACTGCTGGAGCTGTGTCGCAAGAGCCGCCTGTCCTCTCTCAACACCGTTAAATCCCTGCATCATAGCCACATTTGTGTCGTTAAATCCCTGCTGTGTCTGATAGCCGAGGTTGCAAATCGCGTTGCCGACGCCGTGGAAGCCGTTGAGCATTGACGAATTCATATCGTAAAATCCGTCGCAAAGTCCGTTTTGTACGCCGCGGACGGAATTCTCCAGTCCGTTGAATCCAAACTCGCTCTGTAGGTCTGCGCGGGTAAGTCCGCCCTGAGTGCCTGCCGCCATTACGTAGGGGAGTGCGCCCATGCCCGAGGAATCGCCGCCGTTTCCGCCGAAGCCGTTACGTCCCCAGCCGAAGATGATGGCGAGAATGATTACCGCCCAAAGCCCCTCGTTTCCAAAGAATCCGCCGTCGCGGTTGTTGCTGTCTCCCTGACCTGCGAGGAAGCCTGTCAAAAGTTCGTTGCCCATGTTTTTTCTCCTTTTCGATTTATTCATCCGCTTTCGCGTGATGTTTAAAATTAATTTTTGGACAGTTTTTTAATCAGGTCTCCAGTCAAACCGAAAAGGGAAGTGTTATTTGTTGACATTTGCTTATATTTGTTGTTATTTGCTGATACCGAGTGAGCGCATTAAATCACCAAGGTTTATGCCGCGCTCTTTCGCCATGTTTTGTGCCATGGTCTGGAGTTGGTGCGCGTCCTTGCCCTTGATAAGCTCGACGGCTTTTGCGTACTGTGCTCCCTGTCCCGCGAGATTGCCGAGGATGTTATTAAGGGGCTGACCTGCGCCGAGAGCCTGCATTACGAGCATTGCGGGATTAAGGTTAGGCATTTTCTGTTACCTCTTTCTTTCCCTGAGTGGGATTTTTCATTTTTTCCACCTCCGTTTGGAGGGCGGCAAAAGCTGCGCAAAGTTTGTCAAAATCCGCACGTGGCGTGTAATCTGCCGTGTCCTTAGTCGGAGCTGTCGGAGGCGTGTACGCAAAATCCGCAAAATCCGACGCGCCGGTCTGCGAGTTGAATCTCTTGATATATACCATGCCGTGCGCCATGTCGGGCATGATAACTCCCGCCGCCATAAAATCGCAAGGTGTTGCGAGTGCTTCCTCACGGCTTGTGACCGGGCGGCAGATAAATCCGCTCTGCACCTGCGGTTGTGGTGCTGTCTGCTGCGGTTGTGGCTGTTGAATTTGCGGATTATAACCCGTATAGTACGGATTTTGGTTATAACCAAAGTTGTACGCCATATATCCCTCCATACAAAAAATCTCTCTGTATCTGATACCATTGTACCATCGCAGAGAGATTTTTTCTTTCAAGAGATTTTCAGATTATTTGCACTGTTTTTGCATTTAATTTGCCTATAACTTGCTTTCAAACTTGATTTCGCACATTGCAAATTCAAACAGTCTAAAAATAGCACCAAAACAGTCTAAATCCAGTCCTATTTTAACTTGCCTATAACTTGCCGGACTTATGTAAGATGTATACGAGCTTCGCGAGAGCCGCCTTGTGCCACTTTGAGACGGTGGTATACTCACGTCCTACTGCTTCGCACACGTCCTCCAGACAGCCGTTGTCAACATACAGTATCTTGAGCAACCGCTTGTATTCCGGCTTGAGGTTGCATCGGTCAATAGCGTCCGCTATGTCCTGAGTATCGCCGACACTATGCACCGCTTGTCTGCGTTTCGCATGGTCGGTCAACCTTATCCCTCCTTGATGTCCTCCTTTTCGGCGGTGTCGATAATACCTTTGATTCCCTCCGCGTCAATTCGCGCCGCGTCAACTTTGCTCTCGCCGTAGATGTAGCCGATGATTGAGGATATCGCCGTAATCGCACCCGCAACCTTGCCCGCAATCTCGCCGTAGTCGCTCTCACCCACGCCAAACGACATTGCCACACCGATGATGATACCGATGATTGTCACCCACAGTTTTCTTGAGGTCAGTTTCTGCTTCCAGTTGATTTTGTTCATATTTTTTACCTCCGTTAAATTGTATCGTTGTTCGATCCGTAATACCTGCCTGTTTGCAACTCGGATTTTTTGAGCAGCAGGTTAGGGATGATGTATGACGGCAGTCCGGCAGTGATAGGAGCGGCGAGGTAGACGTACAGTCCATCCATGCTTGCCATATCGGGAGACACGGCAAGGCGAATAAACTCATACACTACGCCGACCACTCCGCCGATTATCCAAACTGCCATTATGACCGTCAAAATTTGCTTAGTGTACTGTTTGAGCGAGCTGAGTGTCAACTGTATCTTGCTCAACTCATCGCCTCCCACAGCTTGCGCCAAAGGTCGGCGGAGAAGCGGTACGCATTGATGTAGTCGCGGGTTTTTTGCTCAAATCCGCACTTTGCGCACACGAGGTCGGCATAATTCGGCGCGGCTTTGATGATGTCGTACTGTCCCCACTCGTTAGGTATGCCGAGATATGGTGTCGGGTCTACGGATTCACCGTTTTTGCGGACCTCAAAATGACAATGTGAGCCGAAGGAATATCCCGTGTTGCCCTCGATTCCTACTACGTCCCCCGCCTTGACCTTTTGTCCAACTTTGACTTTTCGCGCCGCCATGTGACACATGAATATCTTAAGTCCGTCCGGTGTGTCAATGCGAATGTAGTTGCCCCACTGCCATGTAAGATTAGACTTGTCCGTGATGATTGTCGACGAGCCGATAACTCCGTCACAAGGCGCAACAAGCGTTTTGTCCGTACCGCTGAGGTCTACGCCTTTGTGGTAGTCGCGCTGTCCGTTGAGCGTGCGCCAGCCAAAGTGTGATGTGAGCGTGACCTTGCCGGATTGATAAGGGAGATTCATTTTCACTGCGCGTTACCTCCGTCGTGCGGCGGTTCTGTCGGTAAGTCCATCACTTGATGATAGAGCTGTGTCGCAACGTCATTGCCGCCGAGGTTGTGGTAAGCCGCGTAGGCGCGTTTGAGAGCTTCCTTTGCATAGATGGGACAGAAACCCTTGTCGATGTACTTATCATGGTTACGGATGATTTCAGCGCGGAGCAGGCATTGTACACCGCTCTCAAGCGCACTGTCACGCTTTTTGCGGAGCTTAATGTACGTGACCGCCCACGTCAGCACACCGCCGCACACAGCAGGGATGAGCCATTTTAAAATTATCATTAAGGCCTCTTTCATATTTCCACAACCTCCACGTAAATTCCCACAAGCTCGCTCAGCTTGTTGTACACAGGATTGACGGTGTCGCGGTTGCAGAGGTACGTCACGTTGTTCTCGATGTAATACTTGCCGCTCACGAGAGCCATGTTCCCCTCATACGGTATCGGGTCATACTTTGTACCGTCGTGTACCTCGTCAATGCGCGTGTACAGACTTGCTGTGATATCAGGCGTCCACGTCTCCTGCGAGGTGTGCGCCTGTACCACCTTGTAGAGCTTGCCGAGATACTGCGCCTTGTAGCCGACGGTGTACTGCTTGTCCTTTTCCCACTCGGGATAAAACGCCACCATTCGTACAGCCGTAGCGTCGTCGACTGACAAAGTGTTAATCTGCTCTTTGATGAGCATTGACATTACTTCGCTTTCGGTAATTGGGCGGTGCTTCGCTTCCGCCGCTTCTCTTGCTGCCATTTCGGCGTACTGTGCTTCCTCTTCCGCCGTCATTTCGCGGATTACTCCGTTGATACATATTTTCATTTTTTGCCATCCTTTATTTGCCGTATATTGTGATTTTGCCTGATACTGGCGCATATGTGGTGTTTGCCGTTGCCATTTTTATTGATGTAGCTTTGCCAACTCCAAACACAACATTATATGGGATATATGCGGTTGATGGAGCGAGATTGGTTGCGGATATAGCTTTGCCCGCCTTGTGGCATTCCCAGACCATTCCGTTATATTTTGCTATTGCGTAGTTATAAGCCAACCCGCCGCTCTTTGGTACATCCACAAAATTGACACATACTTTTATTCCATTTATGTATAAATTTTGCGCCGAATCCGTGCTTGTAGCATTTTGCAGTTCGCTATTAATCGTTAAAAATTCCGTGTAATTGTCCAGTCCCGTGACTTCAAAAGCTGCGGTTGCCTCCGTTACCTCAACCTCGAGGATTTTAGTCCATTCTTTTTCTGTTCCCCCACTCGGCATATCCACCGCTTCCCACTCCGTCGGCTTGCCTGACGTATCGACAGACTTCACTTTGATAATCTGCCCGACGGCTGCCGTAGTCGGTGCGGTTATCTTTTCGGCGAGTGCTGCCGTCACGACCTTATTCTGCACGGGGTTCACCGAGGTCGCCGAGAGCGCATCGTCGACGGTGACGGAGCTGCCTGCCGGCTTGTCCTGCGGGACTACGATTCCGTCCTCCCCAATGCCGAGGATTTTTCCCGCGTTGCCCGCGCCTTGATTTTTGTCGAGTTTTGTGCCGAGCGCGTTTCCGACAGCCTTCGCGTCAGCGGCTTGACCTGACTGCATTAATGTGCTGTCTATCGTGACCTGCGTCGGTATAGTCGGCTTATTCGTCAGGTCGTTGTACGAGCCGGAGAAAGAGCTTGTGCCGGCTCCTATATTCTTCCTCGCCTGTGTCTTCTGCCCGTCGGTCAGCGTTTGCTCCACGTACTGCACAGCGTTAGCCGAGCCACCGCCCCCCTCCGGCACGGATAGCACACCGTTTTCGTCCACCTCCAGCCCGTTCCCGAGCGTGGAGAACGGCTTGTTCTGCACCGCGTTCCATGTGGGGGTAGTGAGGTTGTTGAGCATTGCTATAATTTGTTCATACACGCTCGGCGTCGGGTCAGGTATCTGCTGCCCGAGGTAGTCCGCGATACTGTCTTTGACTTTGAGACAGCACGGGCGCGTGGTTTTGAGCTTGCCAGGCTTTACCGATGTACCCTCCTGCACGCCGACAAATATACGCCTGTGTTCTCCGTTAAGCACGGGCACAGGACAAGCGTTGCCGTTAATCACAACAGGCTGATGGCTTCCGTCTTCGCAGACAAAATACACCGTCTTGTAATTGTCCGTCCACTCTTCGTCAAAGTCAAACTCAATCACATAATCCGAGTTGTGAGATATAACCTCCTCCCCTTCCGTAATTGTCGGCACTCTGTCACGCACCGTGATGTGTATTGTGGTTAGCACTTGTTTTCACCTCCTTCAAATTTTACAGACAACAATGTACGTCCCTCTCGCTTTGGCAATGTATACCTTATCTCCCGCCGCAAAGGTCACGCTTTTGTTGTAAGGGTACTTTTTCGTCGATGCAGCCGTTTGCCCTGGGAATATCAGCGTAATGCCGGAGGTGGATACCGCCCCAACCGTCGCGATCTGGTGAGCCGGTACACCCTCAGCCTCCGCCTCATATTCCCTCTCTTTTTGATAGTCTATCAAAGTATAATCCTCCTTGCCTTGTGTTCCATCGTGCCGCCCGCGGATATCGGTATTCTCCATTCCGTCTCCGTGTAGATTCCAACCATGTCCCCAAGCTCGAGCGCGACTACATCAAAAGACTCATGCTCCGGCACGATTGCCGTCCGAAAAACTACAGCCTCCGTAGTCTGGAGCGACTGATATTTGAGTTTGTCCGCATACGCCTGCAACGCAGTTTGTGACGGTATGTTGTCGACGTCCTCCGTGTAGAGGATTCGCCCCATCTTGCTCACGGAGTACGGCGAGTCCGCGCTGTCGTTGATTGACGTCGCTACCATCGGACTGTCAAGCTCGGGGTTTTCACAAGTCACACGGAAAACGTTGCATTTTGAAAACCTGTCTCGCGTTATCTCGTAGTAGTCCTCGATTAGACTGTACTCGCCGGAGTTGTATATGTGGTCTACCGTCGATATGCTCGGCTGCTCGTATTTTGTGAGCCGCACCGCGCCGGAGAGATCCACCCACGCGGAGTTGTATGATATCTCGGCGAGCAGCTGATTCACAATGTCGAGCACCGGCGTCCCCACCTCCCAGTCCTGCCGGTCAGTCGCAAAGGTATAGCTCGTGCTCTCCGCGTCGATGCTCGTCAGTCCGCAAGTCGTCAGCAGATTGACAATTGCCGTAATGTAGTTTGTCCCCGCGGCAATGTATAGCGGAGTTTCGATTTTTTTGCGCTCCGCCAAATAAAGCAGGGAGTACCCCTCGAGCGTATACCCCTCCACACCGTCGCTCCGCGTCTTTGTCTCCGTCGTGATTACAAACACCCCGCACGGATAGTCAACATCGTTAATCGTGATTACGGGTCTGAGCCTGTCCGTCAAAAAGTCGATATCGTCCGAGTAGTCCGCAAAGTTGCCGCGGATAGTCATTTTGAGCGCGGAGTCCGCAGTGTTCGCTATCTCGACGGATGAGTCCATATCGTGGAGCGTCGCAAAAACCGCATTGTTGCGCAGGACCTCAAACCGCGCCGCAAACGTGTTGTGATGCTCGTGTATCATATAGTAACCTCCTCGTTGTAGTCAACCTCCGTAATGGTGAGCTGAGCCGAGTATATCCGCGCGTATACCGCTATTCTCACGTCGTCGACCACGCCGATTAAAACTCCGCCGCGAGTGTCCTTGTAAATCATCGTCCGCCCGACAGTGTTGTTGAGCCGGAGAGCCTCGTCACGAGTTTTAAATGCATACTCCGCCGACATCTGCCGCGTCACATAGCCGGAGTTGTACGCGATAGGCTTAGTCCGTCCCGCATAATGCTTGTATACAACCTGCCCCGACCGAGAGTAGTTGCGCACCCGCTGAGACAGACTGTAACGCAGCGGTATCCACACCGCATTGTCCGCGTCATACATACAGTCGTTTTGCGGAGTCGCGTCAACCGTCACAGCCGCGGACTGAGCATAATATCCCGTTGTTTTCACCGCGCGGACAAAATATTTCGTCTCGCCGTTTGCTCCAACATCGGTGTAGGTTTTTGCCGTCCCCACATATACCGCCATGCCGTCACGGTATACGATGTATTTAGCCGACGTTCCCGCGTCCACCCATGACAGAGCGACAGCGTGAGTCGTGACCGCCGCAGTAAGCGTGACCGCATCCGACTGAGCCGAGTTTGTGATTTTGACATATTTGACGTCAGTCCACTCGCTCCATTTGCCGTTTGACGCCTGCGTCCGCACCTGCACCGGATATAGCCCGTCCGCATATATCTTAGGTATTTTGTGTGTTTTCACCGCAGAATAAACCGCGCCCGAGTCGTAGTCGGCAAATCGTACCTGATACGCCACCTGCGCCGAGCTTGTCCAACCAACGGTAGGCTGCGGCTTGCCGTCACAAGTGACCGTCTATGTACCCGCCTGTATTTTGCAGACAAAAGTCTCCTCGCCGTAATAGTCAATCGTGTACTCGCCCGAGAGACTGTACGCCGCATACCCTCTCACGCGCCATTTTATAACCCCCTCGGGCAGAGTGTTAGCCGGTATCGTGTAACTATATTTTTGCGATACCCTCTCAATCGTCGCTTTTTTCGCAAGCGATATCCACGACTCCCCGCCGTTGGTTGAGTAGTCGACGTCATACTTAGTCGGGTATGCGCCAATCGCCAGTCCGTCAACCGCCGATACGGACCACGTCAAAACAATATCCTCTCCTCCGAGTTTGTTCTCCCCACCCGAGGGAGACTCGGGAACACACACGGGAAACTTGAGCGTCAAAACCATCGTTGCATACTCGCTCCAATATCCCGCCGCCGATACCGCCCTCAGCCGCACATTAATGTCCTCGCTCGGTGCCGATATCTTAGGGTAGTTGGCAGCTCTCATCGTTGTGCCGCGTATGCCGGAGATAGCGTCTTGTGTCGAGTCAAGGCTAAAATTTTCTCGCCATGTCCCGTGGTCGTCAACATCGCACTCAACCCCGTTTTGTTTGGAGTTTGAAAACTGCGAGTAATTCCAGTAAATGTAATATCCCGACTGACACATAGCCGAGCCGGTTGCATTTCTCATCGTTACGACAGGCGGAAGAGAATTGTTGGTGTACTCAAGCGTATATTGCACCGAAACATATACAAACGCGTCTGTGTCGCTGGATGCAGGTTTCGATTCGTAAGATGATCTCAACCCAATTCCATATTTCATCATTTTGTTTATAGTCGATTGATCTGTTATTTCGGCTGTGGCAGTGATATTCTGCCTTTTGGTAACAGCAACACTGCCAGCTCTTGTCATTTGCCCGATTTCATCAAATATTTCTTCCGTTGTGCTTCCGTAGCCGTTAAGTCCGCCATATATTAGTGATATATCACGCTCAGCCGATATAGCATCTATTTCGATTTTTAATGTAATTTTTGATATTTGAGTAAAATCACTCGGCACATTCGCGGAATCGGAAGGCTCGATAAGTCTTATTCCTCGATAGACATAATAGTACGATGAGCTTTTATACCACACACCTACGTTTAATTTGCTTTCTTCTGTGTAACTTGGATTTACAGTGCTATATACAGTTTTTAAAAATGATTTCCTTGCAGTCGTGCCGCTATAAGTAGCCATCGCCGTCACCCCCTGACATAGCCGGAGCGTACCGCCTGCCGCTGAGCCTGCGCAAGTCTCACGATGTCGTTAAACTCCCGCACATCCGCCGCGCGTATCTCCACATTGTAATAGTTCGACACATTTCCTCCCGACTCAATCCGCGGAGTCACGCCGTTAGGATACACCTCCGATCCTCTCGGCAGCCGCACAATCTCCGGTCCTTTCTCACCGACAACCGACCATCCCCCCGGAGCAAACTGCGTACCGGTTGCGTAGCCAAACATTCCCTTAAAATTGCTCCACGCATATTTGAGATAGTCGTTTGTCGCGTTGTTATCAAGTCCAAATAAGCTAATGAGCGCCGCGCCCAAGCCCTTTTTGACGTTTTCCCATTTCGACTTAAAATTGTCAAGCGTTCGGTTTACATTGTCCATCGAGTTCACAAGATTCTCGTCAAGTACCTTTCCCGTCGTAACAGCCTCCTCACCGTACTCTCTCAAAAGCCGCCCGCCACTCTCAACAATCGGATTCACTTTAGACGCTGCCTCGCCAAAAATAGCCTGCATCTTCGCCATTCTCTCCGTCTTGTTAGAGGTCTGCGAGTATACATCAATGAGATCGTAAAATATCTCGTCAACGTCACGCAGATTTCCTTGAGCATCGTAGAGCGCAACTCCGTACTCGTTCCACGCATTCATCGCCTCGGCTACAGCTTCCCGCTCGTCCTCCGACGCGTTTTTGAGGTCTCCGAGATGTCCCGCGTATTTGCCGACAACGTCATTTGTCTCCTTGATTTTTGAGTACAACGGATTGATAATCTCGGATAAGCCATCCATAGAGCCGCCCGCCTTACCAATGGCATACTCAAGCTTTTGGTAAGCAGTCGTGTCAAGTCCGAGCAGCTGCGCCGAGTCCTTCATATCGCTAAAACTCTGCGTCGTTGAGTCAACAATCTTAACGTACCCTCCGAGAGCCGCCGCAACAGTCCCGACACCTCCCGCCACAGCTCCGATGCTCGACGATACTCCGCCCATCTTGCCGAGTATGTTGTCAAGTCCGCCCGGTATGTTAATACCAACCTCGCCCGCTATGTCCTTGACGCCGGACAGTATACTGTCAAGTCCGCCGCTGCCTTTCTCAAGCTCGCCGACCTTCTTACGGTTTTCCTCAGCCGCCGCCGTCATGTCGTTAAGCGATTCCGTAGCCTCGTCAAGTTGCTTCCGATAGTCCTTTGTTTTCTCCGAGCCTGTACCGTAAGCTTTCTCCGCCTTTTTGAGGTCCTCCGTCAATCCGTCAACGTTTTTCTGTTGCTTTTTTATCGCCGCTCCCAGCTCCTCATAAGTCTTGTTGAGCGCGGCAATGTCTTTTTTGTTTTGTCCAAAAGCACGACCGCCGTTTTCTACGGATTGCGCAATCTCATCCATCTGCCGGTCAGCCTCAGCCACAACCTCCGCAAATCGGGCAGTGTCCGCCTCAATGTCTCCCTGCGCCGCCGCCATGTCCCGCATAGCAGTCTCCGCATCGGATATAGCGGCAGTCGTGTCCTTGTATTTCGTCTGCAACTTAGCAAGCGCCGTCTCACTCTCGTTGTAGGATATAACCAGGTTTTTCACACGCGCGTCCTGCTCACCATATACCGCCGCCGTCTTGCTGATCTGTTCCGCAATCTGCCGCGATTTTTCAGTCTGCAGCTCCATTGCCCCCGAGAGCGACGCCTGCTGCTCTTTGAGGTTTTCCATCGGATTTTCCGTCACCTTGTATTGCTCGGCAAGCAGACTAAGCTCCGACCGGTTGACCTTGAGCACGGAGTTGATATTATTTATCGCCGTTTTAAATTCTTTCTCACCCTCGACGTATAGTTTAAATTTCGCTCCGTCCGCCACAACCGCACCCCCTCTCAGTCAAAAATATCATCATTCATTTTGTCCTCCCGCGCCTCGCTTATCATGTCCGCATAGTCTATGTACTCGTCAATGATAGCCCCCGCGCGCCTAAATCCTGCCTCCGTGTGTGTGTATCCTAAGTTTTTCACCGCTAAAATGCGAAGGCGCGAAGCCGTCAAACGCTCACCCTCGTCAACCGTCTCGTTGCCGTCACGGTCAAATACTATGGGTTCCCAACGTTCGCCACCTCCGCGCCGTTTCAGTTTTTTGCTTTCATGCAGTCCGCAAGCTCCGCCACGACAGTATCGCACATAGCAGTGTACTCGGGATAAGTCAGCCGCGCGCCGATGTAGTCGGGAGTTATTGTCTCTCTCTCACCGATGTAGTATCTGTGCTCGTTAATCATCCACGCCGCAACATCCTTGACGCCCGCAATGCCGCTCTCAAACAGCTTCTCAGGCGAGCCGTATTTGCCCTCGATTTTCTCAATCACGTTGATGTCGCAGCGGAGAGTGTATTCAACTCCGTCTAATCTGATTACGTTCATCCCGTCCTCCTATTACGCCTCGCCCGAGAGCATCGACGTCGTAGCTACAATTTTTTCGTCAAGCAGAGCCGCCGCCGCATCGGGAGTGTCAACCCACTTAGACTTGTACCTCCACTCGTCGCGCTGGTTTTTCGACACACGACCGGTGAGCGAGGACGTGCCGTAAGTGATTGTTTGTCCCTTAGTCGCAAAATTGTCCGCGGGTATGCCAAACTTAACGCGCAGATAGATAACCGCACGATACTGCTTGACTCCCGACTTGACGCGCCCGATAACTCCGCCGACACGCACATATGATGCAACGTCCGTCGACTTGCTGAGCACATCTCCGTCTGTTCCCACACTCGCGCCGAGTAGGTCCTTTTCGACTGCATCTTCAAGGTCATCAACCTCAAGCGTCATGTCGCCGTCAACAAACTCCGTGTCATACTCCGCAAGTCCGTCGTCGGCGTATAACTCAGCGTCGGATGTGTTAATGGTCGTATTCATATTGATTCCTTTTCCGAGGACCTTGACCGTGGTTCCGAGTGTTTCGGTCTCAACTCCCGCAGTCGAGGTCGATACAGTCACAGTCACGTATTTCGGCGACCTAAAGCTAACCTTTGCCATAGTATTACCTCATTTCTTTTTTAATTCCGCCAGCCGCTCTTCAGCGTATTTTTCCATCGCCGTGAGCGCCTTGCCCCTGACCGCACGGACCGCCTTAGATGCAAAGTGTGTCGGCTCTCGCCAGTATTGCCCTCTCAGCTCCCGAGCGGTTTTCTTTTTTCTTTTTCCCGTGGACGTGTCAATCTCAAAACGACCGCCCCGCACAGCACCGGATTCAAACGACCTCGCGATCAGCATAAACGGTACCCCGCGGGGGAATCTGCCGTAAGGCGGCTCTTGATAACCACCCCAACCGATAGACACGTTGTAGTTGCCGTCCTTGTCGCGCTGCATCGGAGTGATGCCAAAGTGCTGCACAAGTTCCCCCGCTCTCGACTCCGGCAAAAGCTCACCCTGCAAACGCTTTTTCATCTCGTCCGCAATGATGTCCGCTCCCACACGGAGAGTGTCGTCCGCAATCTCAGGGAATTCCGCAATCGCCCGCGCAACCGGCATTGTAAAGTCGTCCGACTCAATAAATTTCGCCAGTGCCACAGTCAACACTCCAGTCTATCTGATACACGATAAGCCGCAAGTCAAAATCCCGCCCGATGTTCGTCACGGCAAAAGACACGTCCGAATCAATCAGAGCATCAATAATTTTGCCGACAACCTCATCATACTCCGCCGACGTGTAGTAGTAGATTATCCCTCTCGGACGCATTATCTCCGGCTCGTCGTCGGCGTCAAGCACAGTGTCAATCGAGGTCTCGCCCCAAATTATAAACTGATTCGGCTTTTGCTCCGGCGCAATAAAATGATAAACCGGCACGCCCACAGTCAAGAGCGCGTCTCGCACATCCTTAATTGTTGCCATCTCGATATCCCATCCTCTCAAGCGATAAGTCAATTACCTCACATCCCGCGTCCTCATCACGGAGGTATTGAGCCTGTACGACGCGGTATCTCTCTTTGCCAAGGACAGCCGCGTCGTCAGCTCTCACATCAACCCCCAAGGCACGTATCCTCACAACTCGGTCAATGCGCGAGTTAGCCTGTTGAGCCGCATAGTACCTGCTCATGCCGACAGTACGCTCTCCGTACCATCCCGCATGGTATTCAACAAGATCCGCGCTCATCATGTCTCCGCTTCGCCCCGCGTCCTCCGGTGTACGGCAAAGCCTCAATATGCCTCGGTCAAGTATCATGTCTATCCTCCGAGAGCCACCGCTCCCGACGAGCTAATCTCAGCCAGTCGGGCATAGGCTCGTTTTTGTCGCGGTTGGAGTATTGCCAGCATACATAGTCGGCGGCAAAGACTATATCGCGCGATGCGTTGCGGAGGTGTATGCCCGTCTCACTAAGCTCCCCGATAGCCGCCTTTATGCGCTCCGTCAGATATGCGTCAAGAGCAGTGTCCGACTCAAGTATGTTAAGCCGCCCCTTGACGACCGCGAGTATAGTCTCAATCATACGCCGACCTCCTTATCTCTCGTCCTTAGGTATCATCCGATGCCGCATTAGCCGTGTCCTGGGCAAATGTCACCGCAGTTCCCGACACGGCGGTAGTGTTGAGCGAAAACGCCGCAAACGCCTCGCCCGCAATCGGTCTGCCATCGTATCTCGCTACACCGGCAAACACAGTCTGGTCGTCAAGGAATTTCACATGCTCGCTCTTACGGATTTCAACGCCGCGTCTCTCGCCGAGAAGGTACTGTCCAAAGTAACCGCCGACCACAACATTTTCCGGCATAAATGTCAACTCAACTACGTTGCCGCCAAGTATAGGCATAGTGTTGTTTACTCCGGCAACAAGCGCACCGGCAGCGTTGGACGCGAGAGTGTCAACCTTAATCGACGCCCATGTCGCAGGATTCATAACCCACGTCTTCTCCTCGCCGCCCATGTTGTATACGTTTTTGACGGTGCCGAGAATTTTAAGCATTTCCTTGAGCAGCGCATTGCCGGTCACGGATGTTGCGGACTGCTTGCCGACATGCGTTGTGCTGAGGTTGGTAAATGCCGGAGCAGTTGATGCGCCCCACCAAGCCGGAGATGTAGCCGCGACAAGTCGAGGTACAATTCCGACGGGCATGTTTGTGCCGGTACCGTAGAGAATAGCCTTGTCAATCGCAAGTCCTATAGCCTGTCCGAGCATATCAACAACAAGCGCCGCAAGATCCTCCGAGCTGTCCTGCAGGTAGGGATTCGGCACCGGGATATGGCCCGCAACCTTTTCACCCGCCATCTTAACCTGCGTCAGTGTAAAAGCAAGCTCGTTAAATTTGCCCACTGTGTCAGTCCAAACAGCCTCGGGCGCAGCACCGATAATGTTTTGCTTGCCCTCTCCCGTGATAGCCTTGACCGTTACAAGCGATATCAGCTTAGAGTAATTTGTGATTCTCTCACGGAGTATCGGGAGCATGACGGTTGGTACAGCAAGGGAGGTGTTGGTAATGCCGCGGATGGCAAGATCGCGAGTTTCATTAACCCAGCGTCTTACACCCTCATCCTTCCACGCGTCCGCAATCTTAGCTCTGTACTCTGCATTGTGTCTGTCCATTGTGATATCCCCTCTCATAGTAGTTTTTTGTGTATTCGGTTCCGGCGGAGTCTGTTTGCCGGAGTGAGCCGCGCGTGTCTCAATCTCGCTAAGCTCATCCTTCAGCTTTTTCTCTTCCGCGTCCATGTCGGCAGCGCGAGCAGTGTTTTTCTCCTCGTCCGCACGGATGGCAGCGTCCTCCGCCTCAATCTCTTTTGTCTCACTCTCAAAGGCAGCGCGTTCTTCCGGCGGAGTGCTGTCGTTAATCTCGTCGAGTGCCGCAACAGCCGCCGCCTCTCTCGCCTGCCATTTCACACGTCTCTCACTGACCGCCGCAATGTCCGCGTTAAGTGCAGTGCGCTCCGCCTCAATCTCCTTGAGTCGACGTGTGATTAATATCTGTCTCAGTGCCATTTCTTGTACCTCTCTTTCATCTCAGTTTTCCAACGCCTGAGTAAGTCCGCATTTTCTCGTCCTCTCGCCCCTACCTCCGTCGCCTCGTAAGCGGGGAAGGTGCAGACAGAAAACTCAAAAACGTCTATCTCACGCAAAGTGTAGTGTACGGTCTTTGCCACGGTGTTAACCTCTCGCGTCTCGTCACGGATGTACCCGCCGAAAGATGCCTGCGAGACATCCCCTCTCTTGAGCCGTGCATATACGTTCATTGCGTCCGCGTCCTCGGGATTTACGACGCACCGCACATATACACCGCGCCCGTCGGCAGTAACTGTCGCAGTCCCCGCCTTAGTGCGTCCGAGTACAAGCGTAGTGTCGTGATTCGCTAAAACTCGTATGTCGTTGCCGAGATACTTGTCAAAAGCACCGCGGTCAATCGACTCGGTCATAGCAAATCCGTCCCAATTCTCGCCGAGGTTGTAGTTGTCGTTAAATACCGCAAAATATCCCTCGATAACGCGCTCGTTGTTGTTCTCGGACGTTCTAAACTCACAGCCGCACGTTCGCACGATTTTCTCATTCATCACCATTGCCCCCCTCTCCTTTCAGTTTTTTCTGATCCCCGAGCCGGTCAGCGGGGATGTAGTTCTCGAGCGCGAGCAGCTCCTCCATGTCCTCATCGGGAGACAAACCGAGCCAGTCTCGCCACTCGTTACGTCTCATCGCCATACGGTCGACAAGCTCCTTGCCCGCACTCACAAGCTCCGTTATCGAGTATGAGTGCAGAGAGCGCGGATTAAACGTAATGTGATAGTCGGGAGAGTATAGCAGCTTGCGCGTCAGCTCCTGCTCGATAACCTGTGCGATTGACATTACCGTCGTAGTGATAAAGTTGTCGTACTCATCACGGTTAAAGTCCCCGACCCCGACCATAAACGCAGGCACTCGATAGATACCGGCTATTCGCTTGATATCGAGTTCAAGATTTTCTTTGATCGCGAGGTCGGATACGGTCAAAGGCTTAATTTGCTGCAGCTCCATCGTCTCCGCGGGAATAATCCACGGCACCCCTCTGTCGTTAGAGTCGACAAAACGGTCTATCATTTTCTGCCGTCCATCCCGTGTGGATAAGTCCTCCGTCAGTCCGTCAACCTTCATCACGATGGATGGTGCCGGCGACTTTTGGAGCGCGGTTTTCGTCGCGTTAGCCTGGTTAATGCAGTCCACGATTGAGGACAGAGACACCGAGCGACCGCGCCCAATCCAAGGACGTTCCGGATCTGGATTTATCGCAAAATGCAAAATCTCGTCCGGCGAGTAAACGGTCTGCCCCACACGTATTTGGTATCCTCCGTCCGGCAAGTCGTCAAACATCACCGAGGACGGACGCGCCGGCATGAGCGACAGCAGATTTCCGTCCGCGTCAAATCTCGGGACAACGACGCAGTTGCCGTTTCCTACGGTGAGCAGCGTCGACACGATATTGTACACAAACGCCTTTCGATTTTGATAAGCGTTAGGCATGATGTCAATCGCCCTGCTAAGTCCGTTCACCACTCTCACGTCCCCCGTGTCGGTGTTGCGCATAAGCCGCAGCGTCATGTTTGACACCAAGTCAGCAATCGCGTCAACGCACATAGCCACCTCGGGACAGGAGTATAACGGCACATATCCGCCCGCAAAGAGCAAATCCCAGTCCGTTTGAGCTACAATCCCAACCGCGCGGGGAGCGTCCCTCTGCCGGATAAACAGTTTCTTTATTTTGTCCGTTAGTTTCATAATACCTCCGTTTTCGTTTAGTCCCACTCTACAGCGTTTCGACCGAGGTTTTCAAGCATTCTCATGCAGGCAAAAACGCTCGCGTCAAAAATGTCTATTCGCGTGTTCTCGTCAACCTTGTCATACATAACCATGTCGTCGGTCTTTTCAATGGCGTGTACGTTTTCCACACAATACTCATACGCGTCCGAGTGGAGATAGTACAGCACTCCGTTTTTAGCCGCGTTTTCGATGTATCGGAATCCCTCGGATTTCTTGTAAAAATACTGCGGTTGGTCGACAATTTTAAATCCCGCCTTTTTCATAGCAACAAAATACTCGCGGCAGAATTTGCGGTCATGTCCAACCTCGGCAATTTTAAACCCGCGCCGTTTCATCTCGATAAACCACTCCACAACCTCCGCATGGTTGACGGTCTTGCCGTTTGACATCGTGAGCCATCCCTCGTCCTGCCATCCAAAGAGCGGTATGTTGTCCTCGTCCGCTTTTTTCTCCGCGGCAGTCACGGGAAACCAACAGTGCGGGATTATGATATTCACGCCGTCGTACACCCCGTAGAGTACCGCCGCCGTCAAGTCGTATAGCTTCGACAAGTCCGCGCCGCCGTACCACTTGATAGGCAGTTTCGCCAGCTCGTCAATCGTCCAGTTGTATTTACGGTCGGACGTTTGGAATTCGAAAAGATTAAAATACGCTCTCGCCGAGGACACAAATACATTCAGCGACTTTTGTATAAAGTCCTTTCTCTGCTGCGGATCGTTCTGTGCCTCAAGCGCCGCCGCCGCCATTTCCTCCGGTCTGATAGTCACGCCGTAGTTAGGATTAGCCGCCTCGTGTTCCGCAGGATTAAGATAGTCAACATCTCCGTCCTCGTTTTCCCCCGCCTTGCAAATAAAAATAAACAACCTGTCGGAGTAAACATCTTCCGCATCCGAGTTCAATATCCTCTGACACAGCGCGAGACGTTGAGCGCAAAAGGTGTGCCGCCCTCCGTCTCCCGCAGTCGATATGCCTATCATCAGCTTGTTTGAGTAAGCCTTCATCGCCTCGCGGATTATGTTATACTGCTTAGCCGATTTAAAAGCATGTATCTCATCGGCAATAGCAATGTTGCAGTTGAGCGAGTCCTGCCTGTCGGGATTTGCCGCAAGCGCCTCGATGTATACGGACCCGCCGCCGATATGCTCATTAGAGATAGCGTGTACGTTGTTGTTGTCGAGTATTCGCCATCCCTCCGACTCCGCCTCGTCCTTTGAGTCGTATATGTGATTAGTCAGATTATTCTCGATGTTACGGTATGACTCCATAGCCTGACGGAGAGCCGCCGCCACGATGTAAATAGTCGCGCCCGACTTGACGGAGAGAAGCGCAAGCGCCCAGGCAAGAGCGGCAACAAACAGCGTCTTCCCGTTTTTTCGCGGGATGAAAATAAATGCCTCCTGCACCCTCCGCAGTCCCGTCTTTGGATCGTAAAACACGAGCATACCGTATATGCAAAACTTTTCCCACGGCTCGAGGATAAGCGGCTTCCCCTTGAGCGGCACACCTCCAAAATCCTCACCTTTTCGATGTACAAATTGAGTCTCGATTTTCTCAATCACATAGTCCGCCTCGCCGCAGTCGATAACGTATTTACCCGATAAAACGTCCCGTCGGAATCTCGCGCAAGCCCGCCTGGTCTCCACACAAGCAATCTTCCGCCCGGAGATAACATCATCAACATACGCCTCCACAACAGCGGCATACTTGCCCGTCATATCAATCCGTCAACCTTCGGCTTTTTTGTTTTTTCAAACGCTTTTTCATTGAGTTTTAAAAGCCCTCTCGGCGTGAGTCCCAGCGCGTCCTCAAGATTCAAAATATCTCGCCTAAGCGATTCCAGGGCGGAGACAGTCGGCGATTTTTTAACCCCCGAAGGCGTCGACACCTCGCAATCATAACCCCCGTCACGATGTGAGGTATATAATTTTTTGTACTCTTTTTGC